AGAAAAGGATAGCGTGTATCTGATTCTGACTTGGTGTAGCTGTTGGCTATGCTGAAAGCATCATACACTATAATCTCTACTACATCGTTGAGAGATGCTCCTGTAACAAGAACTACAGTTGTGCCAGAGGTAGAGGTGTAGTCTGTTGCAGGTTTGAGTAAAACACCATTTTGATAGACATCCACATACTCACCATCACTGTAGCTCAATACGTTTGCATTGGCATCGGAACCACTAAAAGAAGTCTGACTTGCTGTGGCTTGGTAAATAAAGCGTGTTCTAACGCCTTGATTGGGTGCTTTTCCTATATATGGCATATTATTCTCCTAATAAAAATACGCTGTCATATTGCCACTGTCACCAGTAACACCACCTGTTGAAGTAAAATCTACCCACCCAACTATATTACACTCTCCTCCAAGTGCTATTCTTGTAGGAGACCATATAATCCCACCACTTGAATAACTACCACCATTATCAACATTGAACTGAGTAGATATTACCCAAGTATTAGACGCTGTTAGGTAAAAATGAGCTATCCCATTATGTTTTGAATCAGCCCCCCAGTTACCTACACTTCGTATTTTTGTTGTTTCAATGTCATTGCTGTCAGAGCCTTGATTGTAAATATACGCTATCTGACCCATGTACCCAGATGTTGTAAGACTACCACCTGTGCCGAGATGAAATCCAAAATCTGGATTACCGCTTCCTGTAAAAGACCAATCGTTTATTGCTACTGTAAAATTTCTGCAACCAGACGGAACTGTGAGCGTCTTTGGCATTGACCCAGATAAAGATGTAGTCGCTGTGCCAAGACCAGATATGGATGTTGGTAATGTAGTTCCTGTTAATAAACTCGTAGCTACTGACTCTACCCCACCTGATCTAACTTTAGTTAATCCCACTTCTTACTCCTAGCTTGGTTTAGTTGGAAACTTTACACTACTCATGTCTAATCTACCATCGCTATCTAATTTTGGATCAGAACTTGCAGGTAAGTCTCTCAAGGCTTGTCTATAGGTTTTCATGGCACTCGACATGGTTACATCGCTGTTACCCATCCAATCTGTCTCTGCCAGTAACCTATCTCGTTCTATACGAAGCAATCGCATTGGCTCACGGCTTTGCAGTAGTGTCTTTTCCCCTGCTACCTGTGCATATGTTACGCCCCAGTCCTTTGGGTCTGCACTTTCGATTGCTGAACCATTTTTATCTTCTCCTGTAACCTTACGAAACATCTGGTTAAACTCTTCTTCATTTGTAGGCTCTCCTCTAAGAACCCATTCTTTAATTCCTAAACTCGTTAATGCTTGTGATATTGTCGTCATTGTTTTATCTCCATTATAAATCCGTGTGAATAATTGCTATCTCCTTGAGCTTCTATACCATTACCTTCATCTGATCTCATCGATCTGTAATAAATTTTATAGGTACATTCAGATGTGGTGTTTGGTGTATCTACACAAAAGATAGGTGTGCGTTGCATTTCATAATGACCGACTGTTTGAGCAGTTCCATCATAAAAATATACTTCATAAGTCCTGTAGGGAGTATAAACATCTGTCTCTGTTCCAGATAACGTCCTTGTGACTTTAAATGAAATGCCATGATCATGGTTGCCGTAAATATAGCTATGCACAAAAGAACTAACATATATTTTACTGTTATTAAATTTAGGTGTGAGATTTACAGTGATTCCAGTATGAACATAAGAAGTTGAGTTTGTAGCAACCTCTGTATTGTATGAAAAATCAACAGTTTGAACACACATACCAGCTGGCATAGCCACCGTTCCTGCTGTTGTCTTACCCTGAATGGTATCTACTGATAGTGTACTCATTGGGCAATCTCCATTACTCTGAGTGTAAGATTTACACTGTCATTACTAAAAAATGTTGTCCCTGCACTACAGTTAAAGTAAGGTTGATAATTTACTGCACTTGTTGTGTTAGGACTATCGACTAACTCACTAGAATGTTGTAACCCATAAGATGAATCTTGATGAACATCTGCTATTAAACCAATATCTGCATAGCTACCACCTGTTAGTTGTCTATACATATGTATCTGTTGGTCGTTTTCAGAACTAGACCAATTTAAATTACCACCTGTTAAATTAACTAATATTTTGCTAGTTGAAAATTTTGGTGTAATTGCAACAATAAGACCACTCGCAACTAGTGAATTACTCGTGGTGCTAATGGTAGAAGTTGTTGTGGTCGATTGCATTTGCACAATATATCTATAAGTGCCATCTGCTGTCTGTCCTCGTATGCTGTCTACTCTTAATGTACTCATTGTTTATCCTACTAGATATGCTGAAACTTGGTGGTATCTGTAATGATTAGTATCTCCATAATAAGGAAGATTATCCTTTTTGCTTATAACAAAATAATCTGAAGTGCTTAAATATACTAAAGTGCTGACATTAACGGCTTCATAGGTACTCCCAGTAACATATGGATATGCTGTTGCCATAAAATTGTTAGCTTGAGTAGCAGTATCCCCTGTATAATTTTTTTGAATTGTTACATAAGCATTCCCTGCACTTGTCGAACTATCAACGAGAAATCTTGCACTAATAAAATATGTTCCTGTTACTGGGGGATATATTAATCCTGTTCCATTTATATTTGTGAGGTCAAAACCTTGATTTAATTCAGTATTATTAAATCTCAAAGCACCACCTGTACCTGCACCTGATGTCCACGCACCAGATTGAGTGTAATATGCTTTAAATAGATAGTTATTAGTTTTTACTTGACCATTACTATCTACATTTATAGCCGTAGTACCATTCGTGTGCTTTATATTCTGTACTAGAAGGTTGCTCATATGATTGCTAGATTGCCTCCAGAGTTTACTGTGATGGTTATGCCAGAAGATACTGTCAAAGGTCCAGTTGCTGTTGCATTCTCTGTTGCTTCAATCGTTGTATCCACATCTACAGTCTGGGAGTTAACTCTAAACATACCACCATTCTTAAAGTTTCCTTTGTTCTGTGTCGGTATCGTAATACTTGTATCCGTTGCACCAAGATAGATTACAAAGATATTACCTGTGCCACTTGAGGGAGCTTCTGTAAATGTTAGGTTTGTACCGTTAGGCACGGTAAATGCGTCTACACTCTCCTGTATTACACCGTCAACACTTACTACAATGTCTTCTTGAGTAACAGTCTGGTTTAATGTAAAGACCGTTGTAGAGCCATCTCCGTTAAACTCCTGTGTTGCAGGTCTTGATGAAAAACTAGAACCAACTTGGCTTCCTATGTATGGCATTATGTAAT